ACATCATCATTAAAGGTAGCATCAGCAGATAAAGCTAAACCACCAGTGATATTTACTGTATGTGAAAAATCAAACTCATCATTGGTGGCATCCCACAAGATAGTCGCATCGGTAGTTGAGTTGACTGCATCTTGGATGGTGATACCTGCTCCATTGGCACTTGCTGAAGAATCACCTGTGGAGTAATTGAGAGTAATATTTTTATCTTCGACATCTAAAGTAGCAGTATTAATTGTGGTGGTAGTACCATTGACTGTGAGATCGCCTGATATGGTGACATCACCAGTAAAAGTTGGTGATTCTTCAAAGTTAGATGTTATAACACCAGTTGTTGAGTTGTATGAAATGGCATTTCCAGAAACAGATATTGCTCCTCTGGCTCTAGCATCTGTGTAGTATAAGTTGGTGCCTTCTGATAGATCTGATGTTGATTTGCCACTAAAAGCTGAATTAAATCTAGCGCTTGTATAATATAAGTTAGATCCTTCTGTTAAATCACCAGTATCGTGGTTTGAAATATCAGAAACTGTCCCTGTAACATTACCAGTTAAATTACCACTAAAACCACTTGATGCTGTAATAGTTGCACCATCAATATTTGACGATGAATCAATAACAGTAACACCGCCAATCTGATAGCCACCCAATGAGGTATTAAAATTTCCTGAAATAGCTGTGTTACCTACTACTGAAAAACCTGTGCTAGTGAATTGTCCTGTGGTTGCGCCACCTGATTTAAAAATAATATACCCAGAAGATGTGTCTATGACTGGACTTGCACCCAAAGTTAAGTCACCGCTAGTAGTAATATCAACAATATTAGTAATATTTCTGGCTGAAGAAATAACTTCGTTTGCGCCAATACTAATGCCATAAGTTACGGCTTTAAGAGATACACCGCTAACTTGTCCGCTCGCTGCTATATTACCAACAACTTGTAAAGCGTTGGTGGCGTGTGGTTGTGTTAATATGCCAACTCTGCCTAATGCTATAGAAGTACCAGAAGATGAAAAAATCGCATCTATGGTATCTAAGTTGGTATTGAGTTTATCTCCCCAGGTATCTTCAGAACCCCCTGGTTCTGGCTTAGTTAAACTTAGGTTGGTTGTTGTTGTGTCTGCCATTATCTATTTTGTTGTTCTGTCCAAGTCTCACTTGTTACGCTTTGTTCTGTCCAAGTATCGTCTGCAACAGTTTGTTCTGACCATGTCGATGATGGGTTGTTTTGCGCTGTCCAACTACCTGTTGTTAGTTGATCTGACCAATCATCTGTTGGCACTAATATATCTTCCCATTTTAAACTACCGATAGCTGAAAAACCACTTGTTTGGGCGAACAAGGATTCAGTTGCGTAAGTAACAGTACCAAAAGCTATAACTTCAGATGTTCCACTTAATGTGCTAGACGATTGAAATAAAAGAAAACCAACAGAATCAAAATCTGTTGTTGATGCAATGTTTGATGCACCGTTAAACTTTTGTGCGCCAACAGAATCAAAATCTGAAACTCCAGCAATATTAGAAGTACCAAGATTAACTCCTCTAGCTGTTGAATCAAAATCAGAAACACCAGATATTATTGAAGCTGTAATCTTGACACGCCTGGCTGGCGAGGTAAAACCACTAACACCAGCAATACTGGTTACTGCTTGAAATGCTAAATTGTTATAGTAGGATCTACTGTAGAACCCTCTGCCGTAGCCTATGGAAGCCATTATGCGAGAGTGATATCTAAATCACCAGAGTTGAATCTAAATATGTCTCCGCTTTCTACTGTTTTTGAATTTGTTAAGTTTGCATAAGCAAGCAAGTTACCAGAACTTGCAGCATCAAAAACACCACAAGCAACAACCGTGCCATAGTTTGCTGTAGCTGTAGGATATTCAATAGCAGCTGAATTAGTGGCTGTTGTTGGGTCTGTGCCTGAAACTGTAAAAGTAGCTGTTTGTCGTGCGTAAGCTCCGCCTGAAACTTCTGTGCCACCACCTGTGTCGCTTGGTGCTACAGTATATAATGCCACGTATAAAGTTGATGGCGCTGTATAGGCATTACCACCAAATACATGGTCTAAAACTTTGTCCTCTAAATAATCTGAAAATCCTGCCATAATACTTCCTAGTTGTTACTCCAATAATAAACGTTTTTCTTAGCTTTACCATAAGACCTTCTTCTTTGCATAAGAGAGCCTTTGCTAAATTCTGCTTTTTCTTGTTCCATTTTAATTTCTTCTAACGCTTTTTCAAAGAGCTGAGTAAACATTGCTACCCTTTCATCTTCCATTAAATAGATAGATGCGTGTTTCAATGCACCATATAAGTAAACATCTGGATGATTAAGTGAAACAAAGTTTGAAGTATTGCTGTCAGATAAAGCTGGAATTTTTTCGTAATAAGTTAATTGTAGTGTGTATGATTGTTCTGGTGTTGGTGCTAATTCTAGGGCTTCATCCATGATAGCAAAGTATATTGGTTGTCCTGTTTTATTGTTAATAGATTGTCTGTAAACATCTAAAGATTCTAATGATTGTTGAAATAAAGGTTTGAAATCATTTGAAGTAATCTCAACATTAATTACTTCTAACCAATCTGTTGGTAAGGATAAGTATTGGCTATCTGCTGTAGCATTAGCCCTTTTAATCATTTCTTTTGTTCTTACTTTTCTGTTTAGTTCGCCTTCGACATTATCTATAAACATATCCATTTGATCTGTTAAATCAGATCTGTTTAAGTAGTTTGCTATGTTGGTTTTTAATTCTGAATATGTCATACCTTACCTTTCCATGTTCTGAACAATTTATTGTCTGGATTGTTCAACCATTTTTTCCATGCCTTTTGGTCCTTGGCCCAGCCTTCTCGCATGGCTTGTTGATATATTACCATAGGAACTTCCGCAACGTGACGTAAATCTTTCCCTGGTTTATTGTAACTTAATTGTTTGACGTGTTCTAAGATGGGTTGCACGTCTTGGGTAGTGTGATAAACGACTTTATCATCCTCAGTAGCAAACTCATGTTTGTAACCAAGTTTGTGATCTATGATAGTTCGTCTAGCCATAAAAAGAGGGCGGGACTAAGCCCGCCCATAAATATCATTAAGATACGTTTAAGTCAGCCACGATACCGTGTGCTTTCTCATTAGATACTTCTAAACCGTACTCAACTACAATCATCTTGGTTTCTGCATCACCAATAGTTGCAATATCAACTGTTTGGAAGTTTCTTAGATATGCTACTTTTGCATATTCTGGATCAACCAATAATAGAGATTTTTCTCTTGATCTGTTTGATGGTACGATTTGTAACTCACCAAAGTCAGATGAATAGATTGATACAGATGCTTCAACAGTATTAGCATCAATCATTTGTCTTGCAGATGATCTGCCTGAGAAACCACTAATAACTTGTTTGTTATGTGGTCCACAAATTGCTAATGATGGTTCACCACCATTTTCAAATGAAAGTTGTAATACGTCTTTTAAAAGTTGCTCTGTTAAATCTCTTTGTGTGCCATCGACTGGAGCTGCACCGTTACCAGCTGCTGAACCACCAGTACCTCTTGAATCATTAGTTTCAACCCAAGATTCAAAACCACCAGTTACACGAGCTGTTGTTGCATTACCAGTTGTTTTTGCACCATTTTGACATAGAGCTTCTTCCATATCTCTCTTAAGAGCTTTAGCCATAAGAGCTAACTGGTGAGCCATTTCTGATCTCTTACCAGCTGCGTCTGAAACTTCTTGTGAACCAGAAACTGTTGCATCTCTTTTTGAAATCATACATACGTTTGATTCTCTAACAGTTGCTTGAGCTGCTGATCTGGAAAGTTCAAAACCTTCTAATTCACCACTTGATGATGGTGTTGGAAGAACTTCTGTTTGCCAATCAAAGACAACATTTTTTACATTTCTAGTGCCGATAGAACTCATAAATGGAGTTTGCATTGGGGATATGTTGTAAATAATATTACTCAAATCCTCTCTATCAGCAGTAGCGCTATAGGTATCGAAAGCATTTGTAACTTTTGCCATTATATTTTCTCCTTACTTTAATAGCTGTTCAAATAATTTTGCAGCATCCTGTTGTTTACCAGTCTGCTTTAACCTTTGACGCAACTTTTTCTCTGGAGCTGCTGACCTTTTTCTGGTTGTTGAACCAGGTTTACCTACTCTGGCAGCTGCTTTCTGTGTTGGTTTCTTTTTAGTTGCCTGTCCAGCTTCGTGTTGAAGCCATGCAGACCTTAAACCAATCAAAGCTCTGTAGTCATAGACTTGATCCATTTCCTGTGGTGAATAACCAAGGACATCGATAGCGTATTGTCTAATAGCAGCTTTTTCTTGAGCTGCTGTTTCAGGTTTAGACCACTCAGGGATTATTTCTAAAAGTTTTTTGTTACCCTCTTCAACCATAGATTGAATTTGTTTTTGCTGTTCAGCCATAGCTTCTTGTTGAAGTCTTTGCTGCTCAACTTGAACTGCGGATAACTTTTCTTTCTTCTGATCCCAGAGTTGTTTTTCCCTAACATACCCTACTGGATCATCCTCATATAACTTCTGCCAATCAGGCTCATCACCTAATTCAGCATTAAGCTGTGCTTCCATCTTAGGTAGCAGTTGAGAATAAATCGCATCTCTTTGAGTTAACTCAGCTTGCTGTTGCTCAATAGTCTTACGCTGTTGAGACAGTTCTTGAGTTTTCCTCGTATAATCTTGCTGACGAGAATAACCATTTTGGAGTTCTTCGAGCGTGACCTCTGTTTCCACACCATCAACTTTGACTGTATAAAGCTGAGGTTGCTCTACTTCTTCCTCAATATCTTCTTGTTCAACTTCTTCTTCATCCTCATCGTCTAAATCATCGACAAGTTCTTCAACTTCTTCGACTTCTTCTTCAGATTCGGCTTCTTCAACTTCAACTTCTTCAGGTTCAACATTCTCCTCTTCAGGTGCTAAAAATCCTTCAAATGATGAAGCTGCTTTGTCCAATTCGGACTGTAGTGCAATCGGTTTATCCGTTGTTGCCATAAAAACTCCTTTTGTAGTTTTTTTATATTTTAACTAATTTTTCTGAGCTTTTCTAACTGTGACTTAGTGATTTTGCCCTTTTCGGCAATAATTCTTAGATGTCTTTCTATTTCTGGTAATAGAAGGATGGCTTTATGTAAATCTTCTCTCATATCAACATCATCAATGTTTCTGCTTCTTAACCAATGATTAACGTATTCTTCTTTGAGATTAGCAATAGCTTCTTTAAAAGAATCGCTGTTAAGAATATTCTCGGCTTCTTGAGCCTTGATCATTTCTTCCTGTGATGGCATTTAGATAAGACTTAATACTTTACCAAGATCGCTTGGTACTGTGTTCATTAATCCACCAGATAAATCTGGCAGGGGTTTTATTGGTGGCTGTATTGGTGGTAAGCCTATTGCTGGTGGTTGTTGTGGTGGTAACAATGACATGAAATCTAACGGTCCTGCTGATTTACCAAGGTCAAAAGGTAGTGGACCGCCTGGTTGACCAACATCCATTGGGTCGTAAACAATACCCATATCGCCATCTCTAATATCTCTAAGACGAGAAGATCCGCCACTACCGTAACCGCCCATGCCTGACCCAACACCAACTGGTGGTATGTTTGGTGGTACTGATGGTGGTGTTACTGGTGGTAAACCTGGTGATGGTGGAATAACCCTATCACCCATTGGAAACTGTGGTGAAAAACTCATACCAGGTTGAACTACTTGTGAAAATGGCATACCGCCCGCTATTGATTGGGCGTACTGTATGGCAGACATAAATGGATTGTAAAAATTCATTGTGCTATTAGTTTATCAATTTTTTGGTCTAATTTGTCAAGTCTTTCAAATAATCTTGAAATATCGTTTTCTTGATCTTCTTTAGTGACATACTTGCTTGGGATTTCTTCTCTGGTTTTGTTCAATAAAATATCCAACCTTTTTAACTCTGTTTCATTTTTTCTAATGGAAAATAATAATGGCGCTAGTATTAGTGTGATAAAAACATTCCAAACCAAATATGTTGATAGTTCCATTAATAACTCCAGATATATGGTCGTATCTTACCATGTTTTTCCCCACCAACATCTAAATGTATGAATCTAGCCTTACCTTTTTGTTGTACTCCTATACCTGTAAAACCAAACTGCGGTGCTAGAGCAACAACTTCATAAGCTTGTGAACCACTTACCAAGATATCAACTGCTATGCCTTTGGTGTGTGTGCCTGGTTTTTCTTTGTTGATTTCTGCTGGGTGGCTTTCAGATCTATAAGCTGAGGTAATAATAAAATCTCC